ATCTAATAATGACTATCATGGTTGTTGGTGATGTGGTTTTCTACATGAAAGAAAATCATTTGGATACCGATGTGTGTATCGGAATTAATCCGCACGGTCCCGAATGGTGGATTTTAGTCGAGAAGCTGAAACGACACAAAAACTTCGGAGGAGGCGATTATTCAGGATTTGATTCTGGTATAATTGCAAAGTTTGGATATGCTCTTTATCTCGCGATGAAGTGGTATATAAACTCCGGTGATCCACTCTACGACTGGTATCTTTATAATGTCTGTATGAGCAGCATTGCGCCAATTTTTGTTATTAATGGTGAATGCTACTGGTCAGATTGGATGAACAGTTCAGGAGGATGGCTCACAGGTTTTCTCAATTCATTTGTGAACAGTTGTATTTTCAATTGTTTTCACTGGTGGGTTTGTCAAGAAAATAACTTGGGAGAACGATCAAGACTGATTGATTTGATTTGCGCCTTTTATGGTGATGATAATCTCTGGTCAGTTTGTGACGATCTCAAGGAATTTATTAACATGAAGACCTTAGGAGAGTTTATCTGGGCTTGTTTCGGCATGACATATACCACCGCTCAAAAAGGTGAGATACAATCTGAATTCATTGATTTGATGATTTAGAATTTTTATGTCGAAAATTTAAACCCAGAGGAACTATATATACCGCTCCCCTAGATAGAGAGAGCATACACGGAATGCTTCTGTGGATTAAGAAGAGTAATCTTCGTCTCCCTGCAGATCAACTTGCTATTAATGTTGAGCAGGCGATGATGGAGTTTTTTCATCATGGTCCAGAAGTTTTCCGAGAGGAGGAAAAGAAAATTCGCCTTTATTGCGAAGTTTATAATATACCGTACACAGCAGGTTCGTATGAATATTACGAAGATCGCTGGGGTACAGGAATGATGCACAATCGTGCATAACTTTTGTCCCGTCCGCAATGACAATAAACTACATATCTCTAGCTCTCGAGTATAAATTGAGCAAAAACTTCCACTCG